GAGTTCTTCCTATTTATAACCAGTTCTAGGAGCTAGCTATGATTGACGCAATAAAAGTCAAAATCGCCAATGGGCGAGACGCAGTTATGGGCTGGGCGACAGCAATGCCGCTTGAGCAGAAAATTACTTATGTAATTGTAGGACTCCTACTTATACATATACATGGATGAGGTGTTCCATGAACGTTATAAAACTATTAGGTAAAAAAGTTAAAAACTCATTTATGCGAATGAATGAGCCACAAGCAGCTCTTACGGCGTTTGTGATTCTGGCCGCGTTAGCGGTGGCGGTGGCGGTATGAAGTTTAGCGCCATTAAAGGGATCGTTGGCGGGTTGGCACCAACGCTTGGCGCTACACTCGGTGGCCCTCTCGGTGCCACAGCAGGGAGAGTCTTAGCTGAGGTACTTGGCTGTGACCCTTCTGCAAAGGCAATTGATGATCGACTTAGGCAAGCTACGCCTGAAGATCTAGTGGCCATCAAGGAAGCTGAACTTAAATACGCTGCCAAGATGGAAGAGCTAGGCGTAGATATGTTTGAGCTTGAGACTGCCGACAAGCAAGACGCCCGTAAATACTTTGCGGGAGATTGGACTGCTAGGGTTATCGGGATTCTCGCGATAGTTGGGTTCTTGGCTTACATATTCACGGTAACGCTGATGCCGCCAGATGCTAACTCAGACACTATCGTGTCACTCGTGCTCGGTTATCTAGGAGGCACGGTGTCAGCGGTTATAAGCTTCTACTTCGGCGCTAGCCAGAGCCAATCAACGGGGGCAGAGGGTAAATGAGTTTAGCAGCAGAAAAGCTTATCGAGTGGGAAGGATACGAGCAGTTCGCCTACCACTGTACGGAAGGTGTGCTAACTCTGGGCATCGGGCGGGTTATCGAGAAGGGAAAGGGCCCTGGAATCAGCCTCGAGGAGGCTAAATACCTCTTAGAGAATGATATTGGCAGGGTGGAAGCCGAGCTAAAGAAGGCATACGACCCTTGGTATTCGGCCCTCTCAGAAGGGCGCAAGACAGTGTTGATCTCAATGGCGTTCCAGCTCGGTTTGGCGGGTCTGGCCGGATTTAAGATGGCGCTGGCTAGCTGTGCAGAGGGCGACTGGGAGGGAGCAAAAGAGAACTTCATGGACTCAAAATGGGCAAAAGAACAGACGCCAAATCGAGCTAAAAAAGTGTGTGAATTACTGATAGCCGGTTAATTTTTTTGTGGAATTATATTAGTATAACTAATATAATTAATACTGGGTGCTGCTATGGCTGAAAAAATTAAGCTCGTTCAAGGTGATACTTTACCTTCAATAAAGCTAACTCTGACAGATCCCACTGATGGGGTCGTACTTGATCTATCTGATGCTGGCACAACGGTTAATGTGTATTTCCGTGCCGTTGGTAGCGACACAGTACTTTCCACTTTGGCCTGTTCCAAGATAGGCGGGGGTGTGGATGGCGAAGTCCGTTTCGACTTTACTGGCGGTGCATTGAATGTTCCTGCTGGTCCTTACGAAGGCGAGATAGAGATTAACTTCGACGGCGCACTACAAACGGTTTACGACAAACTCAAATTCTATGTTCGTGAAGATTTTGCATAGCGGAGGCAAACTATGTCAGCAATGTCAGATTACCTAGAGAATTCTTTAATTGACCAGATTTTCAGAGGTCAGACTTCTCCAACTACTACAACACTGTATGTGTCACTTTTCACTGCAGCTCCCGATGATACTGGTGGCGGCACTGAGTTAGTAGGTGACGGCTACGACCGTGTACCTGTTACCTCTAGTCTTACGGCATGGGCCGGAACACAGTCTAGTGGCAGCACTACAGCATCATCCGGTACGGGCGGTGCAACTAGTAACAACGTTGAGATTACTTTTCCAGAGCCTTCGGCTTCGTGGGGTCAAGTAACTGCATTTGGCGTTCATGATGCTTCAAGCGGTGGAAACTTACTGTTCCACGGGTCTTTGTCTATTAATAAAACAATAAACGAAGGCGATACGGTTACTTTCCCTGCTGGTTCCTTAGCTGTCACGTTCGCCTAATAGTAAGGACTGAACATCGATGCTGAATAGGGCGCGGTTTAATCAGGTATTGTTCAACGGTGCTATTAGCACCGTTGCAAAGCTGGTTGCGCTCGCAGGATCACTAGTAGTCAGCAGCGGCTATTCTGCAGAACTTTCTAACAGCGCGAATCTGAACGCGGCCATCTCGGCGCAAGTCAGTACGCAAGGTGCGCTGTTTAAGAAAGACAACTTAGCCGGCTCTATCCAAACAAATGGTGCTATTACCGGCAGCATTATCCTGGAATCTCCTTTACAGGGCGGGATCACTAGCGTCGCGGTTGTTGACGGTGGTGTTCACTTAGTTATACCTGTAGACGGACAATCAGATCTTGGCGGCGCATCTGTTTCTGGCACTCTCGAGGGTAGCGTTACAAGTGCTATACCTCTGGCAGGCTCGGTTGCAGCAGCTGTCCTTACCTCCGCCGATGTAGATCTAACTAAGCCAATTACTGGCGCGGTCGACGCGGCAGCAAATGCTGCTGGTGACTTAGGTCTTGCAGCAAACTTAAGCGGCATAGTGGCAGGTGCATCAGAAGCGCAAGCCGATGTTCACGTTACTGTAAACATAGAAGCCACTGTTGTTTCTTCGGCTGAAGCCACAGCTAATGTTGTGCTTGCCAAGCCAATCGCCGGTTCGTCCGATGTCGAAGTAGTATCGCAACCTGAGTTAGCTAAGTCAGCAAACCTCGAAGGTGCGGCATCGGTATCAGTGGTACTGGACGCTACACCAAGAATAGTTAATGTTGTTCGGGCATCAATCGATGCTTCTCTGACTGTAGCCGACGCGCCTCTCTCTAAGACAGATAACATTAGTGTTGATGCAAATGCATCTGCTGATGTTAGTGGCGGTTTTGATCTAAGTATCCCTGTTGCCGGCTCATCCGATGTAGCAGTCTCTACCGACGGTCTAATTACTCTCGCTATACCGCTTGATGGTCAGTCTGATCTCGGTGGTGCGCAAGCGGTTGGCTCTCTCAGTGGAAACGTGGCAATCGATGTGCCTCTCGCTGCTGCTGCTAATGCGTCGCTACAGACTTTAGGCGAGATTGATCTAGTTATACCTGTGGCGGGTCAGTCATCTGTCACGGCGAGCACAGCAACAGAACTCGGGTTACAGGTAAACCTCGACGGTCAGTCTGGACTCGGCGGCGTATTTGCGTCTGGCTCTTTAGCCGGCGGCATAGACCTGCATATATTCGTCGAAGGCGCATCGGTGCTTCAGGCAGCTATTGCAGGCGGTATAGATCTATCTATCCCTGTTGATGGTGCTGTTGCTAGCAGCGTGTCTACCCAAGGTGACGTAGAGCTACTGATCCCCGTAGCCGCACAGGCAGAGGCATTAAGCACCGCTAATGCGGCAGTGGTTTTAGAGATTCCGCTAGATGGTCTTTCTGATCTGGGCGGTGCACAAGCCGTCGGTTCACTGGCCGGTGATGTTTCTATAGCAGTACCTCTAGCGACGGCTGTCAGTACAACGACTCAATCTACTGGCGGTATAGAACTAGAAATACCAGTGGCTGCACTGGCATCTGTCGCTGCTGCGACTGAGGCTGAGCTCGGACTGACTGTTAACCTTGACGGCCAGTCGGATATAGGCGGTGTCTCTGCTACAGGTACGCTAACCGGCGGTATTGATCTTCACATATTTATTAGCGGCTTTGCAGATATTGCAGCAGCTACTGATGGTTATATTGAGTTAGACATCCCTGTAGCGGGTGCAGCGGCTACTAGCGCGGTTACTTCAGGCGGCATTCACCTTGATATACCTGTTGCAGGTGATGTATTTGCAACGGTAGTCGCAGATTCTGACGTTAATATAGTTGTTAATTTGCAGGGCTCTGCCGCCGCACAAACAGCAACTGCTGGCGACCTGCATGTCACAGCGGCACTTGGCACAGCGGTTCTTGGTCCTGTCGCCGCTTCTGGCGATATTCACATCACTAAGAATTCAGCTGCCAGCGCAGTTGCAACTGCAGCAGTTGAAGCAGACGTTCATCTCGATATACCGGTAGCCGCTGATCCCGCAACTACGCTGGTAACACTAACTCCTGACGCGGCGCTTCGTGTCCTCACGTTCTACGACAACGTAGTTGCCGCAGTCACTGTAAGTGGTGCGAGTGCTGCTTATGAAGTGGACAACTCAACGTATTCTGCCTCATTCGGTTCCTACGGCGCTACGCCTATTGTCGCGAACGCCACTTACTCTGCAGTTGTAAGTGGCGTATCGGCAGTGGCCACGGTAGAGCTGGGTGCGATTGCTACAGCCGAAGTTGAGTATGCAGAGACTTACATAATTAGTTATCTAAGGGCTGCGTAATGGCTGTTCTTTATTCAAATAATGCGGCATCGACTTTAACCGGTGGCATTACTGATACGGCTACGTCGCTTACCGTGTCGACCTCTAGTGGCGCTGAATTTCCAGATCCAGGAGTGGGTGATCATTTCTACGTGACTTTAATTGGTGAAGATGAGGGCGCAGCAGAAATAGTAAAAGTAACTGCCCGCACCGGTGACACGATGACGATTATCAGAGGCGTTGACGAAACAACAGCAAGTGCATTTAACGCCGGCGATAAAGTCGAACTGAGAATCACAAAAGTATTAATGGACGACATTCAAGAAGATGCGGCAGACGAGGCGATGGCGATGGCTATCGCACTAGGTTAAAGGTGAAGAATGGCTACTAGCTTTCTTAATGCGACAGCAAGAAATATTGGAACGAGCGAAGTCACAATTTACACAGTGGCGGCAGATTCTAAAGCGTTACTTATAGGCTGCAACGCAGCAAATGTTTTTGGTTCCGTGGCTCCATTGTCCTTAGTCTTAAGGCGCGGAGGCGTAGATACCTTTATAGCTCGTCAGTTAAGGATCGCCAGCGGAGAAAACGCAGAGGTAATCAAGGGACGAATTGTCCTTGTGGCAGGTGACCAGTTGGTTGCCTTTTCTACTCTTATTGATGCGTTTGATGTAGTAGCGTCTCTACTTACTGGAGTTAAATAATGGCCGGTATATATAGCGGAGTTAATGTAACTTTAGGCCACGAATATGCTGACAAATCGTTCTATGGTTTTCGCTTAGACGCTGCTAATGGCCAGTTATTTTTTGATTTTAACAATGGTGTCGACGGCACTCCAGTAGAAATTCCTTCGGAATATGCTACGTATGCAAACGACTATCTTATTTACTTTTGGTCGTCGGACACAATTACTTACACAGTTAGCGGCACAGGTCGCCTTTTGATGGAGTACAAATAATGGCTCAGATTCTTGACCTTGGAAAAATAAGATTCCAATTCAAAGGCGAATGGAGTGTCTCTACTGAATATCAGTTCAATGATGTTGTTTCTTTCAAAGGCAATTCTTATGTCTACATAAGCACCGCAAGGACCACAGGTACGCTGACCTCGGCCGCAACTTTCTGGGGCCGGATGACTAATGGCGTTGCTTTCTCCGGTCTTTGGGATGTGGCAACTGAATACGGGTACGGTAGCGTCGTTCGTTACGGCAGCAACTTGTATATGTATTCAAATCTTGTGCAATCAACAGGGAATATCCCAACAGACACTGAATATTGGACATTGTTTGTTGGCGGTTGGAATTTTAGAAGTGAATGGGACGCGGCCGCTGCATATAAAGTAGGTGACTCAGTATCATACGGCGCCACTGTGTATGTGGCTAACGTCGACAACACCAACACAAATCCTGGCGCTGTCGGTAACTCGTGGGCTCGTTTAACAGAAAGTGTTCAATGGGAGGGTATTTACGACGCCGCTGTAGCATACCAACTTAATGATGTGGTGAATTACAACAGCAGTCTTTATATCGCGGTACAAAACACAACAGGAAATACGCCGAGCACTGACGGTGTTTTCTGGGAATCATTCTTGTTTAGTGGTTCTCTCTATTCCCCCGATGTTTATTATGTGACCCCCGCAGGTTCAGACACTAATAATGGCGAAACAATCTCTGGTGCATTTGCCACAATTAAAGCCGCCTGTGCAGCTGCCGCTGCAGCCGGAAACCCAGCTACTATTAATGTATCGGCGGGTACGTATACAGAAATATGCCCAATTGTTGTACCACCAGATGTCGCCATAGTTGGCGATAGCCAGCGAACGGTAAACGTACACCCCACGCTTTTAACGAACACTTCGACCATGTTCCAGATGAGTAATGGCTCAATCTTGAACAAGATGACTTTTAAAGGCATGACCGGTTGGGTTCCAGGTAGCACCCCTGAAGATATAACAACATCAACACCAGCCGGCGTTGTTGTCGGTTTTAATGTTAATTCGCCCGCTACTACGAAATCTCCTTATGTCTTGGAATGCGCCGCTATTTGTTCTGGTGCAATTGGCGCTTTAGTTGATGGGTCGGTTCATGGCGCCGGCGCAAAAAGTATGTTGTTTCACGGTTACACAATTATCAGTGATAACGGTGTAGGTTTTTGGACAAAAGACGGTGGTAAAGCAGAGATTGTTTCTTGTTTTACATACTATTGCTATATGGGGTACGCGGCTTCTGGGGGTGGTTTTATCCGATCCCTCAACGGTAATAATAGCTACGGTACGTGGGGTGCAACATCTCGTGGCTTTGATGCCAACGAAACATCACAAACCGGTCAAATACACGGACAGCAACTTAATTTTATCTACGGCGGCGGCGCGATAAACGTTGGGG